GTGCGTAGTATAGAGCACCAGTATCATGAGCATGGCCAACTGCTCCGTGATAAGTGCTTGGACTATTAGCGGTTAGGTTTGCAAATGTATCATAATAAAATGTTACTTTGTGAGGTTTTCCGTATAAATCTAAATTCCCATTGGAATCAAATATATTGGTAAGTGTTGATGCATTACCATAACTGAAATATATTTCGTTGAAATTGTCGTTTACTTTGTCGAACGCATTACGTAAGGGGTCACCTGACCCATCATTCGCTGATGCTCCGATATTAATTACTTGCTTGGCCACAGCAGAATCTCCTTAAATTTATATTTAAATATTTATTATACCGGCTCATGGTCGGCGGTGACATAAGTACTATCAACTGTAAAGTTTGTAACTGATGCTTCAAGTGTAGCTGTATTTGCTAAATCAAGTACGCTTCCACTTCCGTCGTCATTAAAGAGCCTAATAAATCTTGCTTTTGTACCGGATGGAATGTCGGCTTTATAAATGAAATCACCGAACATTTTTGAACCAGCCAAATGTACATTTTCTTTTAGTAGTTTTTCGTATTGACTTTTATCAAGAGTTGATTTAATTTGATATGAATACTCTTGATAGAAATCACTGTCTTGTATTCTCATACCTGAACTATAATAACTATCGATCGCTGCACTATTTGCAGGTTCAGCTACATAACCGTCAATATGAGATGAGAAATCTTTCCAATATCCTTTGTTTTTACCTTGTTCGTTTGCTTGAATAATACCTGATGCTAATACTAATGTTTCATCGTTCGGGTCAATTAGGTCAGCAGTATCTCCGTCAACGTATGAGAAACCCGAATTGGTAATTGAAACGTCTTTTATATATCCAACTTCAAATTCAACTCGTCCATTAATAATAGCATTATCACCATATACACGACTTGAGTAATCAGTACCTACTCCAATTATATTAAATACATCATTATTAACTTGTCTGATTATATCATTTGAACCAGAAAATCCATCCCACGAATTTGGTGTAACATAAAGTAAACCTTGAACTGAATCTATTGAATTAATTACAGCAGTTTTAGTTGTACCTTGTTCTAAAAGTGTTTCACCAACATTAAATACAGCAGCATCTCCAACTGTTGCTAATCGAATTAACTGACCGCGTTTTTGGAATTTTGCAATAAGGTCATCTTTAGCTCTTGCGAAAACATCAAAGTTATAACCAGTTCCTGGATTAAAGTTTTCAAATATTTGTATTTTACCTATGTCAATACCTGAAATATCGAATGCTTGATTTAATGGTGTACTTAAAGTAACTGGACTTGCAGTACCAGACATAGGTGCAGTTGCTTCATAATCAGCTGCATTAAGTTGTGTTGTTAAATGTGGTTGAATTAAATCAGTAATTAAATTGACTGTTGTTACATCTGAAAGTACAGCATAGACTTCAGTATTAGCGTCTTGTGTGCCTTCGGGATAAAGAGTACCAGGACATGTTTGATTTAAATCTGAAACACCAATTTCTATACCTGATAGTTTTAAATCAATATTTGGATTTCTATCTACTGTTGTAATCGTTCGAGCAGTTTGTGTTGTACCAAATACTTTAAATCCATCGTAACGACCACCGCCGTAATCTATAAGGTTAGTAAACTTAACGCCAATATTATATGCGTTTTGTCCTACAACATAAGCTGCATTACCATCACTGTCAACTAATCTTTCGTATGGTTCAAATTGTACTTGATTTGATGAGTCTGTAAAAATAGATTGTTCTGAAATTAATAAAGATGTATTTGCAACTGTATATCCGTAACCACCATCTTCGTAATTTAATCTTACAATCGAATCAGCAAAACTAGTAATATCAGTAACAATGGCTTCACCACCGTCACCTCTTGAAGATTTAACTTTAACTTGTTTACCAATATATTGGTCAGCAATTCTAGGTTGGTCTTCATCAACTGTAAATCCACTTAATGAGCCACCTACAACTCCAAAATCAATTTGTTCACCGTTGATATTTGTATAAATGTGGTCAAACTTATTAAATACACCATTTACGTTATCGATGTAAATAACGGGAGTGTAAATACCATTAATTAAAATAGAATTAATTTTTGTTACTGAAGCTTTTGCTTGTGTAACTGAACCTGTAATAACACGAGAAATTAAATCGGCATAAGTATATTGAACACCAGTAGAACTTGTAAATAAATTATCGTTAGGAAGCATCTGAAGGAAATTACCAGTTTTCCATTCAGAGTTTGAAACCTTTAACATTTTATTAGAAGGATAAACTACTTCAATATCATATTCTTTATAAAATGTTGCGAAGAATAACTCGATACCAGCCTTGGTACCTTTTCTACGATAAAGGTCTAATATATTCTTAACAAGAAATGGTACGATACTTTCTTTTAATTCAAGGTCAGCTAAATATTTGTTTTTAAAGAAAATAAGTAAATCTTTAATTGTTGTATCGATATCTCTATATTCAAAAAATCTTCGTGATACATAAGTTGATTGATTGGATGTTGTTTCCATCCATTTATAATAGTCACGAGCTAATTGAACCAGTTCTGGCCCATCTTCACGATAGATAGCAGGGAATTGCTGATTAATAAAAAAGCTTATACTTTTTTCTATCTGTGAATAATCTTCAGCCATTATATTTTCCTATTAATAACTGCTACTTGATGATGAACTACTTGTTCCGCTTAGTGAACCAATTGCAGATGACGATGCTGTCGTTCCGCTAGTTGGTTTTTCATCAAGTATCATATTGACTTGTACATCCTCGTCTCGTATAATGAATACACGACCTTGAGGTGCTTTATATTCAGAGCTCTTTGCTCTTACCATAATTTTAATTGCGCTGCCATCGAATGCTTCAACCTCTATAGTATTTAATTTAACTAAACCTGTTGAATAATCTATTGTACCAGCAATTGGCTTATATACAACTGGGTTTGTAATATCATCAGTAACAAGCATTAAGTTTCCTAAACCATCGTCTTGTATATAAACACATGTTCCATCTACATCAAATGGTGTACTCTTAACAGCAGGTTTATATTCAGTAAATCCATTTGCTTCTCTAAACGGATATGGTTTAACTAACGCAGTTTGGAAACTAAATATTGGTGTTTCTCTATTATTTAATTCTGGGCTCCAATCAATAATTGGCATGAATGATAAACCTGTACTTAATATTGCTGTATCAATTGCATCAACCTGTGCAGCGAGTTTACTTCCTCTTAATTTTGTATTAAAATCTTCAAGCGTATTTTCTGAATAAGAATTAATTGTGCTTCTTACTAATGCTTCAAGTTCGTCTTTTGATTTTTCTGTAGTTTTATTAGTATAAACAATATCAGCAACAACATCTGCATATATAAATTTTGTTTGAACAAATATTGGTTCAATACCTAACGGACTCTTTTCTGCTAAATAATTAATATAAGTATTTGCAAGTGTTGAACTGATTAATGTTGTTTCTGAATCTAAATAAACAGAAATTGCAACACGACCAAATTGAGGTGGGTCTAAATCTTCACCACCATAAGCACTTACTGCTGTAATCTCTGGGAATGCTTGTTGTAATAATACTTCGTAATCTTTTGTAGTTACTGCACGTTCTTGCACTGCTAAAGATTTAGGTGCGAAATATCGAATAGATTCCATACTCTCACGCTCTAATCCACCAGCTGCAGCTGAAATTGTTGTTACAGCAATTGTTGCACCGTCAATAAAGCTTGCGCTAAATTGGTCTGCACCGTTTGCTAATTCACCAGATGTAATACGATAACGTACTCTTACATCCTCAAACTCTTCTGGCTGTAAACCAAATTCGTTTTTACCGAAATATACTGCATATCTGTTATCTAAATATGGCTCTAAATAAAATACTTTATCATCAGGTTTAACACCATAAATTGTATTAGCACGAGTAAATACGTTTCTATCTTCTGTTTCTTCTGCATCAACAAAGACAACAATAGAGTCTGTATCAACCTCGTCATTAGTTAACTGAACACGAAGAATACCATCAGCGTCTACAATAAATCCTTCTCTTTGGAATGATGCTAACATTGACCCTTCAAAAATTTCTACGTTATCTGCTACATAAACATTAGGTGCAGTTCTTCGAGCAACATATGTTTGATTAGTTACAAAAGTAAATAAATCGCCTTGGTAATTTGCAGAAAAAGTAGTATAGGTTGGAATTGTAATTGTGCTTTCTGTTGCATTTTCATCAGTAATTGATACTTGAACAACAGCCTTAGCAGATTTACGAGACCTTGGAATATAATTTAATTCTTTAGCATGAGAAACGATAGAGTTCTTTAGGACGGCCGAGTCTAAAAACATCTCATTCATTGTCATGTTTGTGTAGTAATTATTTTGGAAAGTATTAAATGCTAGTACATCAAGTAATGCACTCATATTTGAACCTTCAAAATTGTAATCTTTGAATTGAGTCTGCGTTTGCAGGTATGCTTTAAACTGACTTTTTATCGAATCAAAGTCAAGTTCTGTAATTGGAGTTTTTGGATTGGCCATCTTATCTTATCCTTTCTAATATTAAATCAAGTGTGATTGGTCTGTCAACATTCTTGATATAAAACTGTATGAATACGTTAACTGTGTTATCGTCATAACTACTTGATGCTGTTACATTAATTAATTCAGCTCTTGTTTCATAAGTGTTTATTGTATCTCTACATCTTGATTCTATAACCTTTAAAACACCAGGCGTAATATTTTCAAATAATAATCCTCGTACACCACCACCTATAAATGGTTGCATGAGTCTTTCGCCTGGGTCTGTTAAAATTAAATTTTTAATACTTTGTTTTACTGCGTCTTCATCTTTCAATAATGCAATATCTTTTGATATAGGACTAACTCTAAGGTCCTTATGAAAGTCACTATATAAATTCGGTTTTTTACTTACCGGTGTTTTTGCAATTATTGTCATCGTAGTATTTCTCTAATGTCTAAATGAATATGATTATCATATATAATTACGCCTTGGAAACCTGATTGTTTAGCATTTTTTGTAAATAATTCAGTCCAATCAGCAATTTCATTTAGTTTACCAACATTCCTTTCTGCATCTGATAAACTATTAAATTTTGACTTAAAACTATCGTCTACCTTAATATCTATAACAAGTCCACTCAAGTGAGGATTATCATTTTCCTTTTTTAGTATTTCTTGGTTATATTGTTGGCTTACCCAACCATTAGTTATAATAAAGGTATTACCGTATATTTCTTGTAATCTCTTCAGATAAACTTTAACATCTAAATCTAAATGTGTATACGCTGGTAAACCAATACCTTTTTCTTCGTCGAATACATCACCCTCAAGTTTAAAAGTACCATCAGAACCTTTTATCACATTCATGCATGGAGGTAAGTTCTTATAATCTTCAGCTGTGATTTCTTCAACATCAACAGTATCATATCCTGGAATGGTTTTTGCATTATTTCCTTCATTCCATAAAGTATTTAGGCTATTTATGTCGTTCTGCCTTTTTTCTCTTGAAAATCTTATCGCTCCGTTACGAATTGCTGTAGAAGTATTTTGATTTCCTATTGTTTGTAATCTCTTAATAACTCTTTGATATCTGTTTCCGTAATCATCTAATGGATTCTTAATTTCATTAACAAGTGCTTCAACATTACTTGCAAGAGCACAAAAACGTGCAACCAAGAATTGCATTGTTGCTAAATCCATTTGCTCAAATAAACCAAAGGCGTAATCCATAAAACCTTTGAGTTTATTTTTCATTTTCTTTTGTTGTTCTTCTGTGAGCTCATTACACATGCGCTCTTTACGAGTCATTATATACTTTGTATGAGATTTGTCAATACCTACAACTAAATCTCCTATTTGTTCCGAAATATTAAAGTTTTCAATTGCTGCCATTACCTTTTCATATATCTTAACAACAGAATCTATAATCTTTTCTTGGATTTCTTTCATTAATTTTTTGACGACTTTTTCTTCTAATATTTCAAGTGGATTCATACCTTCGTATTTACCAAGTAATGCTTGGAATTTAGCGTATGCTGCAAGAGCGTCATTTATGATTCCATCTATTTCGCCAATTAAATCATAAAATGCATCTATTTGATTAAATAGATTATTCATACTATTACAGAAGCCACCTAAAATACTTTCGTAAATATCACCTTCGTAATATCTGTTTAAATTAGAAAGTAGCACATCTGGTGTTTGATTAATGAGACCGTTTGGTGTATAATTATAGGACTGCATAAAGTCAGCCATTTCAAGCTGTGTAACGTTTCCACGATTCCATCTATTATCTAAGAACGGATAATTTGTAGCATCATAATCTCGAAGTGAACCATTAACATAATCAACACTTTGGCCAAATGCATCACCAAATTTAGTAATCATATTTTTAATTGGATTATTATTTGTTTCTGCTACAATGTTATCTGCAAGTTCTTGAGCAAATACATCAATTTGATTTACTGTATATGTTCCATCGGGTTTTGTTGTAGGACCAATATTTGTTATCTGCTGATTGAGATATGTTTGACTTCTTCTGTCTACGCAACTACTAGCCATTATCCTTCACTCTCCATAGATTCAGTAAATCCTAATGCATAACCTAAAGCAAAATAACCGTTTGGTACTATTGAAACACCATGGCTTGCTGGTTGAGGCATTTGAATCCTAGGAATACCTAATCCACCCTCTGGTAATATATTAATATCAAAACCTGTTAATGCAGCTAATGGCGATGTAAGTACTGTAGCAGCAAAACCTGGGCCATTTCCTTGAGGATACATAACTCCAGAAATTACTCCTGGTACAGGACTTGGGACAAGTGAAGAAATACCTGGAGGATTAAGTACAGGTATAGTTACAGTTGGAGCTCCAATTCCTATTAATCTACCAGGGCCTGGTTTACAAGGACTACCTGGTGAAGAACTGATAGGTAAAGGTGCTGCAAGAACTGCAGTGTTTACTGCTCCAAAATTACCAGCTCCTACTGACGCTGTTGATGCTAATAGTGTAGCAGTATTTAAAGCAGTAGCATTGAAAACACCAGTAAAACTTCCTAATGCTGACGCAACATTAAATGTTGGTGAGGTAACACTAAATCCTCTTGATGTTTGTGAACCCGTACTTCCAGCTACTGGAGTTAATGATACAGGTGATGTTCCTAAAGCAGTATTAATAATACTTCCAACTGCATATATGTGAGTATCTGCAGCTGATGTTAAACGAATTGCTTTATTTGCGTAAGCACTAAATGTAAGCATTGCTGTATTTTTAATATGACCAGAAACGTTATTGATTTGTTTTTCTGCTTCAATCTGTACTTCGTTTCTGCCAAATATTGTTACTCTATCTGCATTACCTTCGATTTTAGCAGAAGCACCACGCATGAATAAGTGTCCACCAACATTATGATATGATTGACCACCGACTGTAACTTCGTTTTCACCATGAACGATACGCTTATAATTACCCATGATTTCTTCGGTCTTATTACCTTTAACATAAACATGAGAATTACCATTAATCGTTACAACTGAATGGCCTGAAGATTCGTGTCTTGTTCCAATATTAATTTCATAGCGATCGCTTTCTGCTCTTTCTTTAACAGTACCAATAGCATCTATTTCAACATATGCACCTGATGTATGATTTATAGTAATTCTTTCTGCACCAGGCGTATCGTCTAATTCAATACTATGACCACCTGGTGTTTCTATAATTTTATTATGTGGATATCTTGTTGCATATGCAGGAGGTGGTTCGCTCCATGTTAAATTGCTATCTGCGATTTTTTGTCCTTGCACTGCTTTAGCATCTCTTACTCCAACATAAGTATTGTCTAAGTTTTCAACACGAAGCAATTTAGATTTTTGAACTTCACCAATATCTTTTGGAGTAGTAAACATAGACATAAGAACTTTTGCAAATGGTGGGATATTTCCATAACCATCTTTGTCTGGGTCATTTTTATCTACATATTGACCTGGTATTAAACCTAATACTAATGGATGTTGACCATCAGCTCCATCTAAAAACATTCCAAATACAAATGAACCCATAGGTGGTGGAGTATGGTTAACATCGTAATTACCTGATACACAAGTTGCCCATGGTAAATCTGTAGTAGGAACTTCTGTTTTAGTACCATGCGTACCAAATGCACGAACGCGCACACGGCCCATGCGTCCTTGGTCTAAAATATCTTCTACGACTCCGATGAAAAACATCGGATTTGTTATTCCTCTACCTGACATTATGTTTCCTATTCATATTAAAAATCTAAGGGAAATTTATTATAGTAATCTTTA